CTTGGTGGCAGTTAGGAAGTAACAGTTCTTTTAATACTAACTGGACTTGTTTAGATGAAATTGGAACTAACAATGCTGTAAGTGCTGGTGGTATGACAAATGATGCTATTACAGATGGACCAGGATATTCAGGGAGTGGTTTAGGGACAAGCTCAATAGATATTAAAGGAGATGCTCCGTATAGTACAGCAAATGGCTTATCAGAAAATATGGATGTATTAGATAGAACAACAGATGTACCAAGTTAAAATATTAAAATAAAAAAAATGAATAATAAAAGTTATATAGTAATTGAGTTAAGTGATACAAACTTAGTTTTATTCTCTCAAGTTGACCAGCAAAGTGCGCAATCAATGAGAAGAAATTTAGCAAACACTCAAGGTTTATTAAGTTATAGAGTTACGCCAAGTTTTGTTACAGACGGTAGTTTACCTATTGTTGGTGAAATAATGAACCAAACAGAGGCTCTAGCATTGATGGCAACTGCAGCTTGGTCAGAACCAGATCCTACAGAGTAAAAAGTTTCTTATATTTGCAATTGATGGCTTACAGAAAGAAAATAACAACAAAGAGACCAGGAGTGCATTCTAAGAATGCTTCTAAAGGTCAAGTAGGGTATAAACCAAAATATCGTGGTCAAGGAAAGTAATATGGAAGAACCTATTTTAATAGCTTTGATTTCAGCACTTGGAGTCAAGGAAATATGGAATATAATTAAGAAGAAAATAGATATCTCTGCTAAAAAAGAAGATAATCAAATAGAAAGACTCACAGAGAAAATAAGCAGTTTAGAGGTAAAGATAGACGAGCTTATTCAAGAGAATATGAATCTTAAAGTGAAGTTGGCTAAAATGGAAGAAAGAATATTGTTGACAGCTAAAAACAGAATAAAGAAATGAAACTATCTAAAAACTTATCTCTTTCTGAAATGATAAAAAGTCAAACTGCATCTAGAAAAGGAATAGATAATAGTGCGACCCCAGAACATATAGAAAATATGAAAGTGCTAGCTGAAAAGATATTTCAGCCCGTTAGAGAGCACTTCGATGTGCCTTTTAGTATAAGTAGTGGTTACAGGTCAGAAGATTTAAATAGAGCCATAGGAGGCGCTCATAAATATGTAGATGGAAAATATGTAGCGACCTCGCAACATTGTAAAGGAGAGGCAATAGATTTAGATAGAGATTATGCAGACGCTCCAAACAACGCAGAAGTATTTCACTTCATTAAAGACAATCTAGATTTTGATCAATTGATTTGGGAGTTTGGAACAGAAGAAAACCCTTCTTGGGTTCACGTAAGTTATAGTACAACTCGAACTCAAAGAAATAAAATATTAGTAGCATATAAAGACGAAAACAATAAAACTAAGTATAAAGCTTATGGAAGATAAAATAAACCAACTTTTGCAAGGTCAAGCTGTGATGCAACATCAGCTAGAAGAGATTGGCAAGCAAAAGAATGATCACGAAAAAAGAATACGTGGTTTAGAAAAGAAGTTCTGGACTTCTGTTGCGGTATTTATAACGGGAATAGGAACATTTATAGAGGGTTTATTTTTAGGAAAATGAAAGAAGAAACAGAATTTGAAAAGATGCTAAAGAGATTAGAGTCTCAAGAAGTTCCAGAAAGAACCTGTAATATTGATGATGAAAACTGCGAAAGCTGTAGTGGATGAAAAAAAAACTAAAAGACACTGGAATAGGTAAGTTCTTAAAAGAAAAAGCACCAAAGGTATTAGATGCAATTGGAGATATCCTTCCCTCTAACGGAACCCTTGGAATAATTAAAAACGTAATTAGCCAACAACCTGACTTAACCCCTAAAGAAAAAGAAGCTCTTCATCAACAAGTAGTAGAGCTTTATAAGTTAGAAGTAGACGACAGGGATTCTGCGAGAGAAAGAGAAGTTGAATTAGCTAAAGCAAATCGTTTTGACTTTATGTTTAATTTAACAGGTTTGGTTGGCCTTTCTTGTTTTGCCTTCTTGGTTTATGCAATAGTATATTTAGAGGTTCCTGAACACAATAAAGAAATTTGGATTCATTTAATCGGGGTAACAGAGGGAATTGTGTTGAGTATCTTTGGATATTTTTACGGTTCGTCAGCATCACGTAGAAAATGATTATCTTTGTAAAGATAAATCAAATCAAATGAAATTAGAAGAAAAAGAATTAAAATCTTTAAGAGATTTAAACTCAGAGTTTCAGTCACTTAAAGTACAATTAGGAGAGCTGTCAATACAAAAAAATTCAGTTCTTAAAAGAGTAGATTCAATAAGAGTTGAATTTGAATCACTTGAAAACGAATTAATAAAGAAGTACGGAGAAAACTCTGTAATTAATTTAGAACACGGAACAGTAACACAAAATGTCGAAAATAAGTAACACTACCACCTACCCTACTAAAGAAAATCCTTTAGGAACCGATTATGTGATAGGCACAGATGAGTCTTCAAAAGAAACAAAGACATTTACTTTACAAAGTATAGCAAATCTTTATAGCGGAAGTGGAGCAGGAACAGTTACTAGTGTTGGTTTAAGTGCGGGAACAACTGGGTTAATTATAACTAGCGATACGGTTAATCCAATAGTTGGAGCTGGAACATTTACATTAAGTGGTACTTTATCAACTGGTAACGGTGGAACGGGTTTAGCATCTATTGGAACAGCTGGTCAAGTGTTAAAAGTTAATTCAGGCGCAACAGGGTTAGAATGGGGAGCTAGTAGTGGGTTACCACAAGGCTCTGACACAGAGATACAATATAATGATAATGGATCTTTTGGTGGTGCAACAGGTTTAAATTGGGATGATTCTACTAATATATTATCTATAAGCACTAGATTTGAAGGAGACATTAATGGTGCTTTATTACAACAAGTGTTGGTCAAGGAACCAGGTGGTGTTAGTAAAGGTGATGTGGTTTATATATCAGGTGGAACTGGTGATAATCCAGAAGTTAGAAAAGCTCAATCTGATTCAGCATCTACAATGCCTGCTTTAGGTATTATGAAGGCTAATACTGCTGAAGACGCTATTGGAGAATGTGTAACATCAGGAGAAATAACAGGATTAAATTTAACTGGTTTTACAACTGGTGATGAATTATTTGTAAGTAACAATGACGCTGGAGCATTAATTACTTCGGCGCCTACTGGTGAGGCGAACTTAATACAAAAAATTGCAAAAGTAATAAAAGGCGGTACAGGTGGTGCTTTAACAGTATTAGGAGCTTTTAGAACTAATGCAACGCCTAACTTAAATCAAGGTAGTTTATTTATTGGTAACGCAAGTAATCAAGCGTCTACATTAGCAATAGGAGCTAATAATTACGTTTTAACATCTAACGGAACAACTGCTTCTTGGGCTGAAGCTACTTCAGGAGGTGATGTTGACTCCGTAACTACTACAGACGGCACATACATTAATCTAACACCTAATTCAGCCACTACAGGCGCTGTAACTGTAACTGCTGATTTATCAGCTTTAGATGGAACATCTGACGCTTCGACTAGGTTTTTAAGTAAAGACAACACTTGGGATTTGCCAACATATGCTGGTCATACTATTATAGATATGGCTGATGCAGATACAACAACTTCTAATGGTGCTCAAAACGCAACATATCTAATGACAACAACTGTTGATAGTAATTTTACAGCTAAAGCAATAAAACTTCAATTTGAAATAGTTCCAACTACAACAACTATTGAAGTGGCTATTTACACCTACGTAGAACAAGGTATTAATAGCACCACTTCTAATGTTAGATTAGGACGTGGTGTTGCAACTGGGTCCCCAGCATCAACAACTAAACGAAAAGTTATTACCTTAACAGCAGATGATGGCCCAGGTTTAGCCCTAACTGCTGGAACAAATTATGTAGTTGCACTTAGGTGTGTTGGGGGTAATAGTGGAAGTGGTGTTTTTGCAGCTTCTGGGAAATTATCTAATGTTAATTATGCAGCTACAATAGATGGTAATCCAGCTTTACCTACAGAACTAGTAACTGGCGGAGAAGGTAATTCTTTCACTGCAACAACTCTTAGACCAGCATTAACTATATATTAAATCAAATGAAATGGAAATTAGAAAAATATCAGTTGGTCCCGACTATAAGTCTGGAGCAATGCACTACCTTATTGGGCAAGATGTTTTAGGGGGTAATTACACAATACACCACATAAGACAAGAAAAAGATTGTTTTAAAATCTGGATTATTAGAGAAAATGAAATTGTTCTTTGGAAAAGTTTTAATGCCAATATTCCAGTCTCTATAGAATATAATATCAACTTTTAGTATGAAGTCACCTTTCGGTTTTATTGTAACTCCGGTTAATGACACTCGTTACGATAATGTAAAAAAAATAGGAGGCATAGACTTTATTACTAGCTCCTCTAAAGAAGATCATACTGTTTCTAATCGTTTTGCTAATGTAGTAGCTACACCACTAAACTACAAAGGAGAGGTAAAAGCAGGTGATATGTTGGTGGTGCACCATAATGTGTTTAAGTATTACAACGATATGAAGGGTAGAGAGAGAAGCGGAAGAAGTTTCTTGAAAGATAATCTATTTATAGTAGAGCCTAATCAGTTTTTTATGTACAAACAAGATGAAAAATGGAAATCTCATTTAGATTATTGTTTTGTTAAGCCCTCTAATAAAGAAGAATCTGTTATATTTAATAGTGATAAATATCAAGCTCTTACAGGAACTATTGAAATAACTAATCCAGAGCTAACTTCTTTAGGTGTAAAAGAAGGAGACAAGGTTTGTTTTAAACCAGAGTCTGAATACGAATTTAAAATAGATGATAAAACCCTTTATAGGATGAAGTCTAAGAATATAACTATGATTCTATGAGTAAAGAAATTAAATTAAAAATAATAAAAGCTGGTAGAGCAGCGGTAGAACAATTAATAAAAGTAGCTCAAGAAAAAATTATTAAGCCTGATCCAGATGATGAGTTGGCAGCAGATAGGCTAAAGAATGCAGCAGCAACAAAAAAACTAGCAATATTTGATGCGTTTGAAATACTTAATCGTATTGACGCTGAAGAAGAGGCTTTAAATAGTGTAAATAAAACAAGTAGTAACCAAGGTTTTGCAGAGAGAAGGTCTAAATAAAGTTTTACAAGATGTTGTTCCAAGAACAGTAATGGCTAAAAAAAACAAGGCCAAAAATTGGGAATATGGATACAATGAAAAATACGACATTATAGTTATTTCTAAAGACGGAACGCTAGGTGACATATACGAAGTTCAGGGTTTAAGAATTGGATTACCTAAAATACCTACAAAGTATTACTCTAATGAAGAAAAGTGTTGGCAACCTTTTGAATATCCAAAATCATTATCTAAAATAAAATCCATATTTCAATGGAACGAAATGTCTTCTGACTTTAAAGACACTTGGGTTGGTTATATCGAACAAGAATTTGACAGGAGAGAAGAAGGTTTTTGGTTTAATAACAATGGTAATCCCACATACATTACAGGTACTCATTATTGTTATTTACAATGGACAAAGATTGATGTAGGTCATCCTGAGTTTAGAGAAGCTAATAGAATATTCTTTTTGTTTTGGGAAGCTTGTAAGGCAGACAAAAGAAGTTTTGGAATGTGTTATCTAAAAATAAGACGTTCTGGTTTTTCATTTATGGGTTCTTCAGAAACTGTAAATACCGCTACCATATCTAAAGATGCTAGAGTAGGGGTATTGTCGAAAACTGGAACAGATGCTAAAAAAATGTTTACAGATAAAATAGTTCCCATATCTAACAACTACCCATTCTTTTTTAAGCCTATTCAGGATGGTATGGATAAACCAAAAACTGAATTATCTTATCGTGTTCCAGCAAGTAAGATTACTAAACGTAATATGTATCTATCTGATAATCAAGAGCTTGAAGGGTTAGACACCACAATAGACTGGCGTAACACTTCTGATAACTCTTACGATGGAGAAAAATTACAGTTACTAATACACGATGAAAGTGGAAAGTGGGAAAAGCCAGAGAATATACTAAACAATTGGCGTGTTACAAAAACCTGCTTGAGATTAGGTAGTAAAGTTATTGGAAAGTGTATGATGGGTTCAACTTCAAATGCTTTAGACAAAGGGGGAGCTAATTTTAAAAAACTATATTATGATTCCGATGCTAAGTCAAGGAATGCTAATGGTCAAACTAAATCTGGATTGTATTCTTTATTTATTCCTATGGAGTGGAATTTTGAAGGATATATAGATAAGTTTGGAATGCCTGTTCTAAAAACTCCTGACAAACCTATACAAGGAAATGATGGTGAATACATTAATACAGGAGCTGTTGACTATTGGGAGAATGAAGTTGATTCTTTAAAAAACGATGCAGATGCATTAAATGAGTTTTATAGACAATTCCCAAGAACAGAGTCTCACGCATTTAGAGATGAGAGTAAGCAGTCTCTATTTAACTTAACTAAGATATACCAACAGATAGATTACAATGATGGGTTAATGAAGGCTAAGTACCTGACTAGAGGTAGTTTTCATTGGGAAAACGGAATTAAAGATTCTAGAGTAATATGGAGCCCAAATAAGACAGGTAGGTTCTTAGTTAGTTGGATACCTAAATATGAACTTCAAAACAGAAAAGAACTAAGAAACGGAAAGTATTACCCCAGTAATGATCACATTGGTTCATTTGGCTGTGATAGTTATGATATTTCAGGAACAGTTGGTGGAAAAGGTTCTAATGGTGCTTTACACGGAATGACTAAATTCAATATGGATGACGCTCCAAGTAATGAGTTTTTTTTAGAGTATGTAGCTAGACCACAAACCGCAGAGATATTTTTTGAAGAAGTCTTGATGGCTTGTGTGTTTTATGGTATGCCAATACTTTGTGAAAATAACAAACCAAGACTTTTGTATCATTTTAAAAACAGAGGGTATAGGGGGTTTTGTATGAACAGACCAGATAAACAGTTTAATAAGTTGTCTAAAACAGAAAAAGAACTAGGTGGCATACCCAACACTTCTGAAGATGTTAAGCAATCTCACGCATCTGCTATTGAGTCTTACATAGAAAAATATGTTGGACTAGATATGGTTAGCGAGTTTAGAGCAATGGATGATATGGGATCAATGTATTTTACTAGAACTCTAGAGGATTGGGCTCGTTTTGACATTAATAAAAGAACTAAATTTGATGCTTCAATTAGTTCTGGTTTAGCCATAATGGCTAATCAAAAACATTTATACACTCCTGTCAAAAAAGAGTCAAAAATAAGCATTAACTTTGCAAGATATGCTAACAAGGGGAATATAAGCGAATTACTGAAATAAATGAAAGACGTTGAATTATTAATAAACCCCGCAGGTTTTCCAGATCAATTTGCCACTGATGCTGATAAAGCAACAATGGAGTATGGATTACAGGTAGGTCAGGCCATTCAATATGAGTGGTTTAGAAAAGGTGGAGGTAGCTGTAGGTATTATAGCCAGCTTCAATCTTTTAATCAATTAAGGAGATATGCAAGAGGTGAACAATCTGTTGCTAAATACAAAAATGAATTAGCTGTTGATGGTGACTTATCGTACCTCAACCTAGATTGGACTCCAGTTCCAATACTACCTAAGTTTGTAGACATTGTAGTTAATGGAATGTCAAACAGGTTATTCCACGTTAAAGCATATGCTCAAGACGCTTTATCTAGTGAGCACAGAAACAAATACCAGAAGTTAGTAGAAAGAGATATGTTGAATAAAGATATCTTTGCTGACTTTCAAGAGTCCTTTGGTATTAACCCATTTATGACAGATGTAGAAGAGCTTCCAGAAAATGACGAAGAACTTCAATTACATATGCAGTTAAAATATAAGCCATCTATTGAGATTGCTGAAGAAGAAGCTATTAATACAGTTTTAGAAGAAAATCACTATCAAGACATTAAAAAGAGAATTGATTATGATATGACTGTGCTTGGTGTGGGTATGGCTAAACACCAGTTTTTACCAGGGAGTGGTGTTCAAGTAGATTACGTAGACCCTGCTAACGTGGTTTATAGCTACACAGAAGACCCACATTTTAAAGATTGTTTTTATTGGGGTGAAGTTAAAACACTTCCAATAGCTGAGTTAATTAAGATTGACCCTAACTTGACTAGAGAGGATATGAAAAAGATATCTCAATATAGTCAGACTTGGTATGATTCTTACAATGTAAATAGATTTTACGAGAACAGTTTATTTTTCAAAGATACAGCTACACTTATATATTTTAATTACAAGACTACTAAGAAGTTTGTATATAAGAAAAAGATATTAGAAGGTGGTGGAGAAAGAATGATTGAGAAAGACGACACTTTCAACCCACCGGAAGATATGATGAAGGAGGGTAAGTTTGAGAGAGTTGAAAAAACTATTGAAGTTTGGTACGAAGGTATAATGGTGGCTGGTTCTAATATTATGTTAAAGTGGGAGCTAGCTGAGAATATGGTCAGACCAAAGTCAGCCTCTCAACACGCAATGCCTAACTACGTAGCTTGTGCTCCAAGAATGTATAAAGGAAATATTGAATCTTTAGTTAGAAGAATGATTCCTTTTGCAGATCAAATTCAAATAAGCCATTTAAAACTACAACAGGTAGTTGCTAAGATGGTTCCAGATGGTGTGTTTATAGACGCAGATGGATTAAGTGAAGTAGACTTAGGCACGGGACAAGCATACAATCCAGAAGACGCATTAAGATTATACTTTCAAACAGGTAGTGTAGTTGGTAGAAGCTATACTCAAGATGGAGAGTTTAATAATGCTAGAGTTCCAATCCAACAATTAAATACTAGTAGCGGTCAATCTAAGATGGCTGCATTGATAGGAAATTACAATCATTATTTAGGAATGATTAGAGCGGTAACTGGGTTGAATGAGGCTAGAGATGGTTCAACACCTGATCCAAATGCATTAGTTGGTGTTCAGAAACTAGCAGCTCTTAATTCTAACACAGCTACTAGACATATACTAGAAGGTAGTTTATATATTAGTAGAACACTTGCAGAGGGATTATCTTTAAGAATAGCTGATTTATTAGAATATGCTCCATTCAAAGAGGAGTTTGCTAATCAAATAGGTAAGTACAATGTAAAAAGAATAGAAGATATTAAAGACTTATATCTATATGACTTCGGTATATTTATTGAAGTTGCTCCTGATGAGGAAGAAAAAGCAATGCTGGAACAAAATATTCAGATGGCCCTATCTAAGAATGACATTAGTCTAGAGGATGCTATTGATATTAGAGAGGTTAGAAACTTAAAGATGGCTAATCAATTGTTGAAGCTTAAGAGAAAAAGAAAGCAAGATGCTGATAGAGAAGCAGCTGCAATGAAACAACAGATGACTGCACAAACTCAGTTCCAGTCTCAGAAGATGGCTTCTGATGCGGCAATGCAAAAAATACAGCTAGAGGGTGAAATGAAGATGAGAGAGAAACAAGCAGAAGTAGCTTTTGAAATAGAGAAGTTGAAAAACGAAGCCTCGTTAAAACAACAGTTAATGACTTATGAGTTCCAACTTAATATGCAGCTAAAAGGAATTCAAGAAGACGCAATCAATAAAAGAGAAAATAAAAGAGAGGAAGCTAAGTCTGAAAGGATAAGCCAACAAAATACTGAGCAATCAAAGTTGATTCAACAGAGGCAAGAGAAGTTACCTCCAGTTAACTTTGAATCAAAAGAAGATAGTTTAGACGGGTTCGATTTAGCAGAGTTTGAACCTCGATAAAATAAAAAAAATAATTAGTAACTTTGCATAATAAAATCAAATTAAATGGAAATTAAAGTAAAAGAATACGATTCTGGACCTCAGAAGTCAAAAGCACAGGTAGAGGAAGAGTTGTTACAAAAGCACGAAGCCGAAGTAAGTGGTGAGAGTGTAGAAGAGAATAAGGTAGAAGCAGTTAAGATAGGCGAAACTAAAACAGAAGAACCTATTAAAGCTGAAGAACCAATTAAAGAAGAGCCTGTAGTGGAAAAGCCACAAATGGGTGAACAAGAAGTTCTTTCATTTATTAGAGAGAAATACAGTAAGGAAGTTAATTCTATTGATGACCTACTTGCTAAAAGAGAGCAAGAAGAGTTGCCAGCAGATGTAGCAACTTACTTACAGTATAAAAAAGAGACTGGTCGTGGATTTGAAGACTTTGCTAAAATCAATAAAGATTATAGTAAAGAAAGTCCTGATCAAGTATTATCTATGTATTATTCAGAAGTTGAAGAAGGCTTAGACAAGGAAGAAATAGATTATTTACTTAATTCTAGATTCGGAACTGACCCTGAAGTTGATTCGGAAGATGAAATAAAAAAGAAAAGCATAGATAAGAAAAAAGAGCTTGCGAAGGCTTTAAAACACTTTGAAGGTCAAAAAGAAAAATATAAAGTTCCTGTTGAGTCAATGGGCGCTACGTTTTCTGATGAAGACCAACAGAGGTTTAAAGCTTATCAAGAACAAGTGGAGAAATCCAAGGAAACTGAAGGATTAATGCGAAAGCGGTCTGAAAGTTTCCAGGAGAACACCAATAAATTGTTTACTGAAGAATTTAAAGGTTTTAAGTTTAACATCAGTGATAAAGAATATGTTTATTCTCCTGGCGATTTCAACGAACTGAAGAAGTCTCAATCTGACATTATGAACTTTATATCAAAGTTTACTAATGATCAAGGAGAGATATCGGATGTAGTTGGATATCACAAGTCGTTGTCAATGGCAATGAATCCTGAAAAGTTCGCAAAGTATTTTTACGAGCAAGGGGTGGCATCAGCTGTTAATGAGTCTGCTAAAAAATCTAAAAATATAAATTTAGATATGAGGCAAACTCCGCAGGTGACATCTAAACAAGGATTTAGTGTTAAGGCTACGACACCCTCGTCTAGGCGAGGATTGACAATTAGGTCACCAAAAAATAAATAAGTTAAACATTAAAAACAAAAAACAATGAGTTTAAATATACCGGGGTTTGCTCTACAGCCAAGTGCTACTAGAGTACCAACCGCAACAAACTATATGACAAGTTTTGATTTTTTAAATCAATATTTGCCAGACACATACGAAAAGGAATTTGAGAGATATGGAAACAGAACTCTTTCTTCTTTCTTAAGAATGGTAGGTGCTGAGATGCCTTCTAATTCTGACCTTATTAAATGGGCAGAACAAGGCAGATTACACATTAAATATACAGACGTAACTACTAACGCTACTGCTGGACTTGGACAAGGAACATTTACAGTTGCTGACACTTTAATTCCTGCAGACCAAATAATGGCTGCTGCTGGTACAGCGTCAGAAATAGCTATTAGAGTGGGTCAAACAGTTATGATATCTGGAAACGCTGGCTTTGCTAGTATTGCTAACAAGGGTGTTGTTACTGGTGTTACTGCAAATACTTTCACTTGTTCTTTCTACGAAACAGGAGGATATACTGGTACAGGTAGTGCTTCAGAAAAAGTAAGTGTTTTCATTTACGGTTCTGAATTTAAAAAAGGAACTAATGGAATGGCAGGTTCTTTAGAGCCATTTGACACGATTCTAGAAAACAATCCTATTATTATCAAAGACAACTACGCTGTTAGTGGTTCTGATATGGCTCAAATCGGGTGGGTAGAAGTATCTACTGAAGATGGAGCTAATGGATACCTATGGTATTTAAAAGCAGAGCACGAAACAAGAATGAGGTTTGAAGATTACTTAGAGACTGCAATGGTGGAAGCTGTTAAAGCTGAAGGAGCTGTAGCTAATGGCGCTGCTGCTGGTGGTTTTGTTGGTTCTGAAGGGTTATTTTCTGCTATTGAGACAAGAGGTAATATCTTTACAGGTGCTATTACTAATTTAGGAGATTTCGATTCTATTATCGAAAGACTAGATAAGCAAGGCGCTATTGAAGAAAATGTTCTTTTCTTAAACAGACAAACATCTTTCGAGATTGATGATATGTTAGCTGCTCAGAATTCTTATGGTAATGGTGGTTCATCTTACGGATTGTTTGACAATGACGAAGAGATGGCATTAAACCTAGGATTTTCTGGATTTAGAAGAGCATATGATTTCTACAAGACAGATTGGAAATACCTTAACGATCCTACAATGCGAGGTGGTTTAGTTGGTGGAGCTATTGATGGTGTATTAGTACCAGCTGGTTCAACTAATGTTTATGACCAAGTATTAGGAAGAAACGCTAAGAGACCATTCTTACACGTAAGATACAGAGCTTCTGAAACTGAAGACAGACGTTATAAGTCTTGGAT